TGCTTACAGGATTACGGTCTCATACTCTAGAGACAATTACACGTTTATTTTGATAACGAAACGGTAACGATTTAGCCCCAGCGTTTGCCCTGGTAAATGAAGGATCCATCTTTAGGATCAATCGGGATAAGTTCAGGCGTAAAGCGCTTGCCGTGTAATGTGCCTACGACAAAGCCCATCTGCCAGTTCGCATAACCCTTTGTGTAGCCCATACCAGGGCTTGAAAGGTCTACTAAGTTGCCAACCTCAACACCCCAGACAATGCGCCCATAACGCCCTCCAGAGGCTTCTGAATGGGCACTCAGCCCTAGTCTATGGGTATGCCCTGACACAATTGATTTGCCCATACGCATAGCACCATTCAACGCGGTTTGCCCTGGCTTGTTTGATAGTGGGAAAGCGTCTCCGTGGCAAGTGTGCCAACCAGGAGCGAAGTCAAAACCTTGTGGATGGTAGCGGATCCCGGCCTTGTCGTATCCCATAAACTTGTCATAGCGCAGCTCTGGCAGATTCATAAATGCCGGTAATCTGCGAGATAAAGACTTATAGACGCGAGCGCCATGATTAGATCCAACGACATCTGTGACGCCCAAATACTGAAGGATCTCTAAAGTCAGTTTACGATCCTCATCGATGTTGCCTTCGACCTCTTGCCAAGGCTGAGCAAACCCACCAAGTTGAGGTAGATCAATCTCATCACCAATGCAGATAGTTTGGTGAGGCTTGTAAGCTCTTAAAAACTTGCCTAGATTCTTGACTGCTGCTTCATGAAAGAACGGTGCTTGAATGTCTGAGATCCAAGCAATTCGTTTTACTGTCATTAGTCCTCGTCGTCGTCCTCATAGTCACCAAACCGCTCTGGCTCGATAGGATCTGGCAAGATCCAAGCTGGATAAGCAGTAGGTTCAATTATGATCCCCATAACCTCATCCTCTTTAAAACCAGCGCGCTTTAGACTTTGAGCAAATTCATACATCCCGATGCAGTAAGCATCGAGTGCAGAGTAATCTTGATCCTGTAACGCCTTAGTTGCTTTTCTTGCCATGTGGATAAGTGTCCCTTACTTCTTAAGAAGTTCCATCATCTGTTCTTGGCGTGTCTCTATTCTTGCCAACCGGTCTGCGAGAGATGATCCACCATTCGGCGTAAGAGTCCACAACCAACCGCGAACCAGATAACGCAAACCGCCAATAAAAATAGCAAGCGTCGAGACAATAGCGAGAGCGAATCCCGCCCAATCATTTGCGCTCACCGTAGCCCGTAAGATTCATCTTTCGGATTCAACCAACGTAGAACCGGTGGAATCGTTGCCAACGCACCGGCGTAAGCAATGTTCTTTAGGTCAGTCTCTCCCGCTGCCACAAGTGCAAGCGCAGCAGTGAGGAAGGCTCGTCCCCAACTTCCTAGCATCTTTTTTAGGTCTTGGCTCATCTGTTCCTCCTAGTAATGGGATGTTAAAAAACTTCGAATCCGTGTCGCCAGCCTTTGTAAAACTGATGTGGATGTGGTTGGTGTGCGGATTAACTCCGGTGTATTTACGCCATTTCCACAGGCTTCTAGGGCTTGCAATCTTGCGGTTAAAAATGACATATGCAATGCGCTTATCTGACTTGGCGAGAGTTCGTATCTGATCGGCAATGTAAGCAGCTGTAGAGGCTTGTTTGTCGAAATCAGCATCGAGATCGAGAGCGCGGACGTACCCTGTAACAGGGTCAGCGTTATGATCGCTTTTCCTGTTGGAGTGCTTTGAGTCTGCCCAGGTTCCATCAGAGTCACGCTTGCGATCTGGATAAGCATCGTCTGCCTGTTCTCTTAGTTGGACAACTGATTTAGATAAACGTGCTTTCATCCGAATAACGCAGTTGCTTCCTCGGCTGTTATACCTAATTTATCAAGGACTGCCTGTCTTGCTTGCTGGGCTTTATCTTGCTCTGCTAAACGCGCTTGGGTCTTTGCAATTTCAGCCTCAACCTCTGCGATTTCATCTGCCGTATAAGGTCGCATTGTTTCTTCGCCTGTTTGTAGATCAACAATTTTTTCAAATAGTTCCATTTTTAAACCGCGCTTCCATAGATGTAAACAGTTCCAGCATCAAAATTACCTGTGCCTGAGCGGATGTTAATTGATGAAACTGTCGCTGTGCCTTTGTAAATACCACCTGCTGAATAAGTTTCTTGATTTGATGCCACACCAGTACCCACACCGCCGCCTGATAATTGCATTACTTTTAATCCATCAGAATTGCACCCAGTTAGATAAAGATAACCGCTGGCTGTTCCTGCTGCTGTTGATGGCATACGAGCAAGGAAAAATGAAGTTGTTTGATTGTCCATACCTGAAAATAGACTTGGCGTGTAAGTGCCTTGAATATTATTATTTACGCCGTATTGTTCATAAAATGCAGCAGTAGCATCTGAGTTTATTCTTACTGAAATTAAACTATTTGAACTTGCACTAGAAGCAGCATCAACAATAATCATCAAATTATTCATACCTGAAATGCCAGAGATCGTAATTTCTGCTGCGCCTGTCAGCGCAGTACCGCCAGCATTTAGCAATGAATAATCAGAGTTTGCTCCGCCAGGTGCCCATGTAAAGTCCATATCTGTGGCACTTGCCTTAGCCAAAACCTGACCTGTTGTGCCACCGAGGAGATCAGTCATTGACGTATCTATGGAATTGCCAAGAGTGCGAATAGCAGCTGCGCCATCCTTGACCAAATCTGTGTCGTCCGGGGTTTCCCAGTTAAACGAAGTAGTGTTTGCCATGTTTCTCCTTTATCAGGCTACTATTGTAGCGTCAATCCATTCTAGTGTTGGGCTTAAAGTGTTCCATGTCTCGGCTGCTGAGATTTCATTCCAACGTTGAGACTGAATGCTGTAAGCCGATGGTGAAACAGTTAAAGTTAAGTTAAGCGAGTTATAGCCAGCCGTAAAAGTCCAACCCTCGACAAAGCCCTGGAATTGTCCGTTAGTTATATTCGAGGGCAGATTAGTAATGTTCACTGGCAATCCCATAAAAACGTTTAATAAATCATCTCTATCCGAATCATCGATCTCAGGGCTAGAGAGTGGGAATGTGATTGACTTAAATTGAGATTCAGGGAAGGCTCGCAAAGCCAGATAAAACTCAGCCTGAGATAAAGCATCGGACGCGTTTTCAAGTGAGGTCGCAATTTCATATGACTGTTGCCCATAAATGCCAATAGATTCAGCATCAGATGCCGATTCCTGAGCGTTAGCCTTGTATGTGATTGTAACGTTATTGCGGACATCGCCTGAGCGCTTTGAGGTTCTAATACCGCGAGACAAGGCATGATTACCGCTTAAATTAACATAACCATTTGTAGCAAGATAAGAGCTGCGGTGTGTGCTATCGGCATAACCGATTCTGCCCTGTGAGTCCTCGTAAAGGTATCCGAGTCCAGAAGTAGCCAAAGAGGCTACAAGGCTGTAAATATCTGTTGTGCTAGATGATCGTGCAGTTAGTTCATAATCACCTGGCTGGTCAATCTCGCCAAGCCCAGAGTTCTCAGCATTTTCCCATGTTGTAGTTGCATTGTATCCAGCCCAAGTTTCAGCAGCTGGTACTTCATTCCAAGTATTAAACAAGGATTCACTCAAAATTGTATAGATTTGATTGCCATCAAAATCTTTACTTAAAACGCCCTCTGTAAGGGTTTTAGGCAGTTTAGACAAGGCACCCAAGGCAATGACCCTAATGCGCTCTGAAATGGCCGTAGATGAGGCTTGAGTGACCTCTACATCGATGTCTGAGACATAACCACCAAAGACATTTACATAGGTGCCAGTTGAGTCTTTAACCTTGATGTTGATCTGGTCATTAATGTCGATGACAATGGGCGATAGATTTAAATTGATAATTTCAACATTGCAGTAACCAGCGTAAGGCTGAGAATAAATGTCTTGGCGCCCTGAAGTAATAGTCAGGTTTGCAAGAGTAAGGTTTGTGTAATCACCACCGCCATTAATGGTTACTTGCCACTCAGGAGTCCATTGGGTCATACTGCAAAGGCTCCAGAGCCACCTGTACCGCGATAAGAAGATTCATTGATAATCTCAACAATCTGACGAGCAACGCCTTCCTTGTCGATGGCTCCGGTTACGTTGATGTTGTAAGTCGGGCCTGATGCAGCCATTATGCCAGCCAATGATGATGTATTGACACCAGAAATGTTTGCACCTGTTAGACCTGCTGAGGCGACTGCCGTTGAAGCTGCGCTTTTCACCGCATTTGCAAGACCACCGCCGCCGCCGCCGCCGCCGCCGCCGCTGCCGCCGCCGCCACTGCCGCTCGGTGGTTTGATTGTTGGAATTGACGGAATGTTTGTTGAAACGGCTGGGACGCCTGCAATTGAAGTTGAACCAACCGACAATGACGGCTTTGAAATTAAACTAATGTCTTTGCCGCCAAAAATGTTATTTGCAAAATTGTAGGCTTTAATTAATGCATTGATTCCGTCAATCGCCCCACCGATTAAACCGTTTAAAACACGCACGACCTGGCCAACCAGGGTAATGATTCCACTGGCAATTTTGCCCACAATGTTAAACGCGCCGCCCAAAACCGTGCCAATGACGGGTGCAAGGTATTTTGCAGTGTAACTGCCCAACTGCGTAAATGCGCTTAAATTGTCCATAACCGCGCCCTTGACCGAATTGAATGCAGCAAGAAGCCCGTTCCAAATGGGAAGAAAAATTGATTTTAAAGCATTTGCAACGTTTTTAACGTTGTTACCTAACCCGCCGCTTTTGTCTGAAAACGCGTCGGATAATTTTTGAACAACGGGCAAAACGTATTTTTCAAATGTAGGAAACAAAACGTCCAAAAGGAA